GCATAAAGATTGTCAAAAATCTGATTGACGTCCATAGTATAATCTAAATCAGACTTTGAATAGTGTATATGTTGAGATGGTTTAAAATCAGGAGCTCCTTCTCCAGTTTCAAACCATGCAGGGTGTGTAACACGTACCCTGTTGTTGGGCAAAGCCACGATATTGCCAGTATAAGATCCAGCATCTAATAGCTCTAACACATGGCTTTGTTTGTGCTGAGCAGGGTCGTCTGCTACTTCACTATCTGTATAATCTACAGTAAAGTAGTATTTTGCAGGATACATTTCTCCTCCAATTTTAGCAAGCCAAGGACAGGGTTGAGCACGTCGTAAAGAATATACAGCGTGAGTATGTGACATACAGTCCCAAGGTTGAGCTGAAAACACCTCCATTGGCTCGGGAAACTTATCAAACGCTCCGTCGCCAACTAATGCTGTTATAGGCATTCTTGCCCACATTGCACCACCATGCACATTTGGCTCATTTTCTTCTACTTCATATCCTGTAAAAATGACTTGAAAACTTAAACAACGATTAGGTATAGTTGTGACAGCTATAGCCATCGCCGCTAAAAACTCCCCATGATATTGCTCATGGTTACAGGTATATTCTTTACGCACCCAACATTTAAAATAGGGTATGTTACTTTGTAAAAAACTCATTTATTTCTTCTTTGTTGTTTTCTTCTTTGTATCTTTCTTTTTGCCTTTACCAAACACATGGGCATCAACTTTCGCGGCTTTACCACCTGTCAATACACTGTTCACACGTGCCATAGCCCATTGGCTTGGTGTAGCTCCAGGTCTGTGTCCTGTACGATAAGCGGCGAGCCCTTTTTTATAAACGGTAGCTAGCTGACCTGCCGTGACTTTTTTACCCTTTTTTCGGGCGTCCGACGCTTTTTTTGCCAGTGCTTTTTTTGTTTTTTCGTTTAGGCTCATTTTTTTGCTCCTTTTTTATGCTTGGCTCTAAGTTCTTCTTTTGCTTTTTTTGCGATCGCGGCTTGCTTGGGCTTGCCTGCGACTTTTGCTCTTTGTTCCACCACAGTAAGGATTTGAATTTTGCGAGCATACGGCTTATTAATTCGCTTAACTTTACGAGCAGTAGCTTTGGCATCTTCCACAGTGGCGTATTTAATAGAGACTGTGTCTTTGGGGTTTTCATCTGTATATAACCTCCTCCCAGTGCCTTTAGGTTTTTTTCCTGTTCCCTTTAGTGGGTCTTTTCTTTTTGCCATTTTTGTTTGCTTTCATTTTCGCGGCTGTAATAATATCTCCTCGTGTGACCTTTTTAGGATCACCATAATAAGAAGCTAACGGTTTTTTACCCTTTTTTTGTGCCATATTTTTTCCTATATGCTTTTGTGTGTTTACTTAATTTTGTTTTACGTCGTGTGCCTTTAGCAGTAAAATCAGTGCTAAATTTATAAGCAGAGGGATCACTAGCCGATTTACGTGCATTACGCTGTATTTCGGCACGACGTTTACTACGGTCAGCTCCGCTTAATCCTTTTAAATATTTATCAGGTATCTTACGCTTCTTACGTTTCTTAGCAGGGGGCTTCTCTATTTGCTGTCGCATATTGCCTCGTGTCATAGCCATTAGAAAAACCTTTCTGCTACCGCCACTCCTACAATCAACACAGCTAACCCCCACATACGCATATCAAGCTTATCAAGTATTTTTTCTATCCTATCAAAACGACGATTAGCATCTTCTTCGTGTTTTTCTAACATTTTTGCTACTTGCTCCGCTTTCATTACCATGCCTTACACGACCAATATCTAGCAGTAAATTTATCTTTTGCTGTATCGCAATTATGACGAGCTCGGAATGATTTACGCCTTCCTGGTTGGTCTTTTTTGATAGTCATATTAGGGTCACCAAATCGCACTAACTTTACCTCTGTCCCTTTTTTTGCCAGTACAGCAGATTTTTTCGGTCCTTTAGGAGTGCGTTTAGGTTTATTGTATCCTGCAAAAGTCTCCCCCCTGTAGGTAATCCTACCAGAGGGGGTTCTTTTTACATCTTTGGTTGTAGCCATTATCCATATTCCTTGCGGACTTGTAGCACTACCGTATAAGTGTCGTTGCTAGAATGACCAACTGTAGTAAACAAAATATCGCCTGTTACACCAGAGCCTGCATTGTTAGGTAATCCACCAAAAGTACTGTAATCATGGTAGCCACTTTGGTTTTCACCTAGTTCAATACAAAACACATTAGATGAAGCATCAAACAATAATTGCACTTTCATGCCGTTACACTGCCACCATATTTTTTCAATAGTAGCTCCTGTGCATGTTTGACCATCTTGAGTGCTAGCTAACGCACTTACATCTACTTTTTTAACAGCTGACTCACCAGAACCGTCTGAAACATTTGTAAATTTCAAAACTGCCGTTTTTGCACCGTCAACTATTGTTTGTGAAGTAACTGCATCTGCCATGTTTACACCTATTGATCAGCAAAGACTGGAGCAGTAGTAGATGTTACATTACCAAAAATTTGATAGTTGGTTGTGTCTACGCCCATAATAGTAACATCGAATCCCGCTGGAACATTAAATTGTATGCTACTATTAGAGTTGCCATCTGAAAACACAGAGCTTATAGCATTACCATCGGTATCCAGAAAAGTTACTCCACCAATATAAAAATTAGTGTTTCCTGGAGTAAGTATTATCGCATCAGTTGCGTCAGCGGCTCCTCCTGCATAAACAAACCTAAACATAGACCCTGCTATCGGTGCAGGAAGAGTATAGGTATTATCTTGGCTTCCGTCTGGAACTAACAAAACTCTACCACTATGCGTGGCATTTGTAAGAGTTACATCACCATCAGACAGGCTAACAGGACCATCACCAAAAGTAGATATTTCGGTTATAGCACCTGTTGTAGCATTTTTACTTATAGTTTTGATTGTGCTTTCAGACCGTATTGGACCTGAAAATGTTGTATTTGCCATGTTATTCTCCTTGTCTTGGCATTGTCGGGACTATCCCGTCAAGGTTCTTGAAACTATAACACAAAAAAAGAGCGACTGTAAAGTCGCTCTTTAATTTATAAATGTAGATGGGTTTAAGCTCCTGGAGAACCAAACACACATCTTGGGTCAGATACACCAAAAGAGTATCTTTCCCTAGCTTTATACCGAACGTTTCCAGTATCAAAATCGCCTTCCATGCTGTTTGTAATTGGTGTTCTTACAAAATGCTTGAAACCGTTTGGTGCGTCAGTCTTAATGAAAAACGCATCAGTGTCGGTTAGGAAGTTATTAACAACGTAACCCTGAGGTAACATACCCATGTTCCTTAAAGCATTTACGTCGTTGTCTGCAGTTCCTGGTCTAAGGTTTGTTGCCATCAACCTTTCTGCTACAAACTGTAGGTTTACTGGAATAATTAACTTCATACCTCTAAGAGCAATTTTCAAACCTCTCTCATCAATAAAACCTGAGATATCAATCATTGATTGCTCAAGTGAAGTTTCATTCAAGTCCGCCGCAGTACTCAACTCATTACGGAAATTACCTCCACCTAGAGTTGGATGATCTGTGGCACAAAGCTCTTTACCATCACCGAAAGTAAAGTTTGAGTCAAAAGCATTGTTCAATACAGAAGCCGCTTTGACCTGCTTTGTGTTTGCCATGGAACGTGCTAACGCTCTTGTATAACGAGAGCTGAGTCTGTCGTAAAGGTTATCCTCTACAGCTTCTTCAGTAATCGCAAACGCAAGTGCTATTGTTTCATGGGTGTAACGAGCTGTGAATGATTCATTCGCAGTGTCAAATGATACTGCCGCTCCTTCAGTTTTTGTTGGAGCCGCCCCAAAACCAGAGAGCATGATCTCTTCTTCAAACGCTCTGTCTGAAGTTTCTTGCTCATAAATCTCTGCGTGTTGGTTTTCGTATCTGTCATATTCCATTCCAAAAAGAGCATTAAGTCCTGGTTCTAACTCTTTAAGGAGCTGTGATCTTGCTATAGCCATGTCATATCCTCCTTATATACCAGTTGAATCATGGTGGAATGGTAAGTTCAGCTTCACAAGGAATATTACCCCTGCTGTCGTTACCGATATATCGTCAAACGAGTCTTTAATACCAATAATTCTAAAGTTATCAGTAGCTGTTGTAGCTCCCGCTGTGGCTACAGATAATTCACCAATAGAAACACCTGTAGAACCATTTTGTGAGCCAAACCCTGTACCTTCAGCATTTGAGTGTACTAAAGCCTGTGCTGTAGCGATATTTGTTAATGAAGCATCTGCTTGTATTTCATACACTTGATGTGGATCGTCATGTACGAATACAACTGCTTCTGATCCTGACTTCAAAGAAGCGGTTCCTGGATAATTGTTATCAAAAACAGGTTTTCCAGTTAGATCTATGTATTGACATCCTGCCATAACACCTAGAATCGCCACACTTCCTCCATCAGCCGCACTCACATCTACTAGACCGTTTGTTAGAGGTATCACCATGTCGCCTTGATATATCGCACTCGATGATCCTGCTGTCGCACTAACCTGTACTTTGTAAGCTGTCAAGCCATTGGAGTTCGGTGTAGACCCTAATTTATTATGAGGACGCAATCCAAAAGGGGCATCGATATTTGTTGCCATTTTAGTCTCCTCTAATTATTGGAGCCTCCTTTGGCTCCAAAGGTTACACGTGATTGCCTTTCTGGTTTCAGAATAGGCATTGAACTATCGCTTTCCCTCATCAAGTCATTATCAACAGCATCCATTTGATCTTGTGTTCGTCCACGAAAATACTCATCTCGCTGTTTCTTTGTCTCGATTGGGAATCTAGCTAATAAAAGCCCCCCATTAGCAATCACCCCTGCGTGCTTTCCGTCCATCACAGTAGGTGCTTCATAATCAGGGTACTCTTCGGCTCGAACTAATTCGAACCCTTCGCGTATGCGTGCTGAGAGGTTTTTCTTATCGTCAAATCCCATTACTGATTCACGGATCCAACGATGTATATAACCCTCAGGTGGTGGGGGTGCGTCTAATGCAGACGGAGGTGTCCAAGGTTTATGGCGTGCAGTTTTTTCACGAGTTTGTGCAGTGCGTGGAGTTCTATCGTTCATGACTTATCCTCTACGAGTTGTTAAGACGTGCGAGTTGTTTCGCATATGCGTCGTATGGTACACCAAGTTTATCAGCGATTGCAACCTGAGATGGTGATAATTTTATTTTTTTACTCGTTGCTTTACCATTTGGTCGCGATACTGACGCTACTGGTGCGTGGTTAGATTGCACGGTTCCACCCAATTTATGTGGAAAATCTCTTTTCATGCGTGCATCTAATTCTTTGTAATAATCATCACTAGTAGGGTCATAATACTCTTTTTCTACCATTTGTTTGTGATGACTAAAAGCTGTTAGTGTCATGGGTTCATCTGAGCCAAACCATGCGTTTCTACTAGCCCATGCTTGTGCTTTTGGATCTACAGGCTGTTTGGGTTGTGCCTGTGGCTGATCTGCAACAGTTTGAGTTTTTGTTTCACGTTCTTGTTTTACGGTGTTGTAATTACGCTGATCAGCGGCAAGTTGAGCAATTTGGTTTTGTGCTTCTACTTGTGCATCTACATCGCCATTGTTTATGGCATCAGCGAGCTGTTTCTTTAAATTTGCTTCCTGACTTGTAATACGATTACCATACTCTGTTATGTACGATTGATCTATTTGTTCTGATCGTTGCTGGAGTTTTTCGTTTTGTTGTTGCAAAGAACGAGCATATTCTGTCGCCGCTTGTTCTCTACGCTCAGCTTCACGCATTTTATACGTTAGCTTTTCTATACGTTTTTTAACTTTTTCGC